GTCAGGCCGAGGCGGTTGCGGAAGAAGAAAATGTCCGAGGCTTTGTAGCCTGCGATGCCAACTGCCATCTTCTCCATGTCACCAGCTTCACGGTCTTTCCACTTTCCTCGTTTGAAGGTGAATGTCCCGTCAGCTTCACGAACCAACGTGTGCGGCAGTGTGGTAGGGTCCAGCTTGAAGGTTTCGTCACCCTTCGTTGTTTCCTTCCAAACACCTGTGCCGTGTTCTCCGCCGCCATCCACCTCGAACTTAACGAAGTAGTTGTCAAAGGACGATTGGTTGTCACCCACAACCTCAACAGTGAAGTTGTTGGGGGCTTCCACAGGCAAGTCAGAAAACCGCTGAACGGTCTGGTAGATCGACTTGATGTTGATGCCGTTGTTGCCGTCTTCCACGCGCAGAGAGAACTCAGCAGCGGCGGACTGCTCGACGAGGATGTTGTCGCCGTGTTGGGTGAATGTGAAGCTGGTCATGCCCGCTGCCTGCAGTTGATCAAAGAGTTGCCCTGTGATGTGTGTCGTGTCGGCCAACTTCGTGTGCGTGGCAACGCTTCCGTCAGGTGTCTCGTAGGACGCCCTTTCGATGTCGTTGATGATCACCTTATAGGTCCGTCCATAGTTACCTGCTTTCACAGTGATCATGGCCATATTCGGACGCTTCGGGGTCTTCTCTGCATCCATTTCGATAGTGCGTTCCCTGTTCAAGATGAACGTGGTGTCTGCAATCGAAACAGCGCGGATTGACTCTTCGTCACTGTTCGCTGTCGTCAGGTAGTCGAGACCATCGGGAGAGTTTACCACCTTCGCGGAACCGTCAGCAGTGTCGTAGACGTGCAACTCACCGGAGATCACGACAACGATATAGCGTTCGTGAATGTCACGGTTGATGGTGTGGATGAAAGCATCCGTCCAGACATCGTCAGAGAGCTTCGCGAGGACTTCCGTAGGTGGGCGATCAACGAGACCTTCAGCAACAGAAGGCAGGTAGTTCAGTTGGGACTGAGCCTGAGATGCGAGGCGCACCGTAGGAGGCTGTTGAGAGATACCGTTGATCAGGTTGGGAATAGATGAGGTGATCAGCATGATGCGGCCTTATCGGTTGGAGGTGATGTTCCGCACTGACTGGCTCTCGACGAGGTAGTTCCTGCGCTTGAGGCGGGTGTTCGCTCGGCGGTGACGCCACATAGCTGTGCGCTCATCTTCCTCTGTGATTGCGTGGATGAGTTCTGAGGTGACTGCTCGCTTCTGGAACCGTCGTGCAGCACGAGTGGCCACATACTGACGGGTCACTTCAGGGAGTTCGTCAAAGTCCATGTGCCAGACAATCTCGCAGGGCACCGCAGGGTGGTCCTTAAAGGTGTAAGAGAAGGTGGCGGGGTCATACATTCGATTGCCACGCACAACGAGACCCGCGTATTCACCGCTCGGGGTGACACTCAGGGCGTTCGGGGGCAGCTTAATCTCGAACGGAGCAAAGCCTTCAGGGGAGAGAGGGAAGCCTTGATCGGTGTTGAAGGTGTATCCCTCAACAAGAACCTCGCGGGTCACCTCACGGAGAGCAGAACGGGCCGTAACAGCGTCGATCACACCGAGGTCTTCAAGGGTGTTGATAGGAGCTTCGCCAACAGTTGCCAGCATGGAGTTGATGGCTGAGAGTTCAGTTGTGCTGTCCATAGGGTGTCCTTTCAAAAGATGAAAAAAAGCCCCCCAAAGGAATGAACCAATGGAGGGCTGAGGGGTTTGTGGATGTTTTGTAAAGCGACCTCACTAGCCGCGTGGCTGCTTAGAAGCGAGCGAACTCGATTGCAGCTTCAGGGCGCAGAACGCCGTGACCGACAGCGTATTTGCTGTTGATCAGAGTGCCCAGACGACGAGGGTCGTAGTCAGAGCGGGTGGCAAGGTCCATCAACTGGACGGTGCCGATTGCCGATTTGTGCATCGCCAGAGCTTCGGTCTTGGTGAAGTCACCGACGTAGCGACCAGCGGCACCACCAGCTTCGGTGCCAGTTGTCACGTTGGTAGTGGGCAGGTTGTTCGTCTTCACGATTTCCATACCAGCAACCTCGTGGATGATGCCTTTGGCGAAGTCACCATTGCCAGCCGCGAAGTCACGCGACAGAACTTTGGAGTGGCCCAGCATGGTGTAATACGCAGCAGGCTTCACATAGAACGCACGGTCAGCTTCGGGGATGTTCTTCTCATCGAAGATTTGGGCCGCTTTGTAGGCAGCAGCGACCAGCTTGTCAGCGTCGTCGAAGTCACCAGCAACAGCTTCAGTGATCACAGTGCCAATCGGGCTTTCACCGTCAATGTTGGCAGTGGTTGTGCGGGCAGCCAGAACGCCGACCTGCAGGGCATGCTTGTCCCAAGTTTGGGCCAGAACACGACCAACTTCAGTCGAGTAATGCGAACGCACGTCATAGTGGTTCTTGGCTTCGTCGATGTCGGCAATGAACACAGGCGAGATAAGCAGATCGTCGATGACAATTACTTTCTCATTGTGCTTGACTTTGCCGCCGAGGATTTCATTGCCGGGGGTGTGGTAGTAAGCAGCGGCACGGCCCATCACAGGGAACTGAGCGGATTTGCCGTTTTGGATGGTGCGAGACATCACACGATCTTTGGTTTTGTTTTCGTTCTCGAAGATGGTCATCACTTCGCCAGCGAAGACTTTCAAGAAGAGTGCGTCAGCATCGCCCGCGGCGTTGATTTGACCGGAGCGGGAAACAGTTGCGTCAGACATGGATAGTTCCTTAAGTGGAGAGATTTGGACGCACTTCGACCAGCCATGAGGGACCGCCTCAACGGGTCATGATTGGCTCTGTGCAGAGAGAGGGAAGTAACCCCACACGGTGCGCTTCTTAGAGAGGCGGGAGGGGTCTTGTTATCGGTTTGTGTTCACGCCTTGATGCTTTTCAATGGTCCTCAAACCACCGAGACCAAGCATACCAAGGAGAACTGTGATGATTGCCGCCATGTCGAGCGTGGGCAGCATATCAATGGGGAACGTGGTCCCTGTGTAAAAGGCCACCAACCACGCCAAGAAGACGATGAACGGTTGGAGGATGAAGTTGTATGCGAAGGCGGCAACACAGGTCCACCCAACGGCGGGACGCCAGCCAGCAACAAAGATACTTTCACTTTGAGCTTCGGCTGCGTTGACGCCTATCTGGGCGAGTTGGCCTGCTTGTTCTAATTCGAGCAGTTTGATTTTCGCATTCTGACGATCTTCTTCTGTCGTGAAGAGACTGTCGATCAGCTTAAACAGGCCACCTGCGATGCCCCCTACGTCAACATTAACGACTGACATTGAGGGCTTCCTTTCTTAGATCACGGACGAGCGAAGCAGCTTGGCTTCGACGTCGGCACGATATGCAGCATCTTTCGCGTAGCGAGGGTCAGACATTGCTTTCGTGATTTCGTTGCGGGACCGGAACACGTCGCCAGTGTCCTGCTTGCGGCCACCTTGCAGCAGATTAGGGGCATTGCCACCGTCTGCGTTGAACTTGGCTTGCAGGCCTTGAAGGGCCATCTTCACAGCAGCTTCAGAGCCGTTGTCGATGGTTTCATTGAAGGCGTTGATCTCGGAAGGCTGAAGGTTGTCTACAGCCCATGCGAAGATGTCGTTGAAGGTTTCTTCACCGCCAACCACGTCATGCATCCGGCCAACCATCTGCTCACCCAGAGCGCGTTGCCCTGCGATGAACATATCGACGGTTTCACGAGTGATGCCGACGCCTTCGAGAGCGGCGTAGTCACTGTCATCCAGAGACCCGTTCTCGACCAGCTTGTTCTGCAGATCGTCCATGTCGAGACCAGCTTCGGCCACGGCGTCATTGGCGATCTCTTCTTCAGATTCGTCTTCGTCGAACACGTATTCTTCAGAGCCGTCTTCGTCGATCTCGTATTCCTCGGCGTCGTATTCGTCGAACTCGTATTCCTCGGCGTCGTATTCGTTGCCTTGGACTTCGTTGATCACGGCATCCACTTCGTCAGGGATACGCGAGTCATCAGCGTTGTCTTCGACTTCTGTGCCATCGGCTTTGGCAACCATAGCGTCGATGTGAGCTTGGTCTTCATCAGCGCCTTCAACGGGGATGTTTACTTCTGCCATAGGTTAGCCTTTCACGAACATTTTCTGGCCCATCACGGTGACTTCCGTCCCACGAGGGTCTGCTTCAACAGGAGCTTCCATTGCGGCAGCTTCTGCGTTTGCTTTGTTGATAGCGCGGGTCCGTGCGGCCTTCTGGCCTGCTGTCAGTTCCACGTTCTCGCCTTCGGGTGCCGATGTGATCTCGGGGTTCGATACGATTGCATCAGCCATTACTCTTGTCCTTTCGTCATGGCAGCGCCCAGCTGGTTGACCATGTTGGGTGCGGTGTTCATCATCATCTGTTCCTGCATCTTCGCCTCATGCTCTGCCTTCTTCTGTTCCGGCGATTTGATCAGTCCGGTTGGGTCAATACCCAAGGCAGCAGCACGTCGCTTGACGTAGTCAGAGACATTGGTTTCGGCCACGAGAGCTTCGGGGCCATACAAGTCGCGCAATCCGGCAACCATGCGGTCCAGCTTGTGGAGATCGCTTTGGCGGGAAAGAGCGTCGATGCCTGTGGTGACTGTCGGGGTGACAAGTTCCTTAGGCAGTTTCGGGAGCCGCTTTTGCTTCACCAGTTGTTCGATGGCGATTACGACCAAGGGGAGTTGGAACTCCTGCGAAAGTTGGACGTAAACAGCACCGATGGAGGCCTCAAGGTCAGCCGCCATAAAGCGGATTTCCTCAGCCGTAACACGCTCCCCTGCCCGTTGGACGGAAGAGTGCATCAAGAAGGCTTGTTCGAGGCGGCGGGTGAGATCATCAGCAAGTTGTTTCGCTACCTGCAAGTCGGCATACTTGTCGATCTTGAGAAAGGTAACGTCTTGGGCGGTGCCGGAGATGAACTCGAAGTTTTCGGCTTTGGCGAGGTCGTCTTCGCTGGTCACACCATTAGGGTTCACCAGAGGGATTACCTTAGCGGCACCTGCAGTGAACTCAGTGATGGCCTTAGAAAGAGCCTCAAGGGTTTTGAGATCGCCCGCCAGAGGTTCGATGTGAGAGCGGCCATAGGCTTCGCCATCAACACGGTTCCACCGGAGCGGGATGAAGGGGTTCTTATCAATCGGGTATGAGCCAACCGAAGAAGGGATTTCGATGTCGTTCACGGCCTGAATGACGTTGTAGATTTTACCGTCCCGTTTAAGGTGCGTGTAAAGGTCCACTGTGTCGGCCTTGACGGGTGGCGTCTTTGCGCCTTGTTCGATCTTCCCATCATCAGGGTTAGCCACAAGGGCAGCCACTTCCTCGGGGAGAGCGGCACGAGCCACAACTTCCTTTGTGATGATCTCAATGACATTGCCTGCGGGGTCTCGTGCAACAACATAACTGTCGAGGGAGAAGACCCGCATCTTAAGGTCTGAGTTCAGGAATATGAGAGCATTGCCCCCAACGATCAGGTGAGAGACAGCCTCAAGGAAACCCGCACGGATGCCTGCACCTTCAATAGCTCGGGAACATGTGCGTTCCACCATAGTCAGGGCTTGCTCGGCTTGCGCTCGGGCCTCAGGGTTCTGCGAAAGATCAGCGAGGGTGTGTTCCTCAATGTCCAACCGGAAGAAGGGTTCATTCGGAGGCATCAAGGTTTGCGTTGCTTTGGCACTCAGGCCAAGAACACCTCGGGCACCCACGCTCTGATAGGGGTCGTCAAACTTGGTTGAACCAGAGACGCCTTCATCAGGAATGAGCGAGGGAATTGTGAGCTTTGCATTCTCACGGGCACGGGTAAGGAACGGCTGCCGATCTGATTCGAGCTTCTTATATCGGGATGCGATATTGGACATTGGGTATCCCTTACTTCATAGGGACGTTAACGCCCGATTTACCACCACCACCGAGGCCACCCGATTGGGGGTCGATGCGGAGAGAGTTGCGACCACGCTTGCGTTTCTTCTGGAGGTCTTGCGCCTTCTCGCCACCGAGTTCACGACGCGGGGCTTCTGCCTTGGGAGCAGTGGGAGCTTGGGCTGCGGCAGGCGTGTTGATTTTGGGTTTGAACATTTTCGACATGTTAA